ACGAGAAGTAGCGTTAGGACCAGGGCTTGAAGCACCGATCGATGGGTCACTAAAGTCTGTATCTTCTTTGGATCTAAAAATTTTAGAGCGAGTAGGCTTGTAGTCCAAGGCTGCACGTAATGCAGGGCTCATCTGATCACGAGCTTCCTCGCTAGAAGTTTTCCCAAGCTCATTGCCTGTATATGCTTTATACTGAGAATTAGCAATATCCCAGGCAGAAAGATTTTTAACATTTCTAGCTACTTTATAATAAAGTTCAGGTATTTCTCCACGACCAGCGTTGTAGTCATCAAGCTGTTTTAGTTCTTTATAAGTACCGGGAATTAAAGACGTGCTTAGGTTATCACCTCTAATGACAGCATCGCGAACATACTCAGTAGTTTGAGCGATCTTTGTTGCAAAAGCTGTGTCAGTTTCGATTACATATACAGAAGCAAATTCTTCCCTTTTTTCTGGAGGAATTGTCCCAGTTCCACCAAAGGCAATAAACTGATCCTGAACTGCATCTCTATATGCAGTCTCAGCATCCATACCATTTTCAAGGTTTTGGTTAAACCTCTGCAAAAGCTTGTCTTTGATATTACGTTGAGCAATACCCCACTGAGGTGTTTTGTCTTTAGACCCAACTTCTTCGGTGTAGATCTTGTCAGCAAAACGATTAGCTTCTGTTTCAAATTTAGAGTCGTAACTACCTTCTGCCTTAGCACGCGGTTCGTCAGCTTTGACGTACTGCATGGCTGCGATATAAGCTTCAGGATGTACACCACGAAGATCTGACTCAACAAGGTATCCCTTACGAATACGAAGATCTTGTAAATCTTTTAGGTCATCTTTAGCATCACGTTCTTGACTTGTTTCATAGTCGTCAAGAAAGCTTAGTTCGCCTCTAGAGTAACCCTGATCCTCGTACTCTTCATAGAGCCGCTCAATATCTTCGTCTGTATAGACATAACCTCTCTTAAGACCTTGTTCCTCAAAGTTTAATTCAATAGCCTCAAGATCACGCCGTCGATTGGTCATGTCTTTGTCAAAGTTCTGACCTTGAATGTCGTCGTAGATCTGCTTAGACTCACCAAGCTGATCAAAGTCAATAGGTTGACGAGCTGTTGCTTGACGACGGATTACGTTTTCCAGTTCATTCAACGCACCTGCATAACCAAGCATGTTGCCATTACCGTCCACGGTAAAGCGGACTGAGTTTAGATATGCTTCTGCATCACCCGTTTCAAGAAGCTTTGTAGTTGCATCTGCACGTGTCATGGCAGATTCATCTTCAGCCTGTTGTGCACGGATAGCTTGAATACGTTTATCTTGACCTTCAGTGATAAAAGGCAAAGCATATTTAGCAATTAAAGGACTGCTGTACTCCTCCTGTATATCACTAAGGAACTGAGAGGTATATTCTTTTGCATAACCAACCTGAGCATCGGGGCTTCCATCCCTTCCAGATTGAACCTGTTGAGCGATATAGTCTTTTACGCCTTGATCATAAGTTTTTGATTGCTCAATGATATTGAGACGATTTAGCTCAGCAATGTGATAACCGTTGAGTTTACCAACATCTTGAATGACATTAAATGGTTCTTGGTTTTTAACCATTTTGTCTTTGACTTTGTTTAGCTCTGCAGTTGTTTCGCGAAGCTCTTGTTCCTGTCGGTCTTGCTCTCTACGGTGCGCCTCAATCTTTTCAGGGGTATCGAGACCAGCAGCTTTCAAAAGCTTGGCTTGATTTTGAAATTTTTTAATCCGTTGTTTTTGAATTGTTTCAAGAACAGAGCCCAAGGTTCCTGACAATTTGCCTAGGGCTTTTAAGTCGTCACCTGCTCGTTCAGCGTTTGTTATCCGTACAGCATCGTTAGCATTAACAGAAGTGTTGAACCGATCAATGTCACGCTGTAGTTCTTGATTACGTTGTTGTATCAGTGATGTAAAATCAGGCGTGGGGTCAGGATTAAATCCACTATTACCCTGTGAGATGCCTTGGTAAGATGATGTCATAATTAGTCAAATAGCCCAGCGCCTTCTGGCATTAGTGAATCAGCAGTAGTAACCCCTTGTACGACTGAACCAGCGACTCCAGCAACAAGACCCAGGGGCGAGGGACCTTTGACAAACTCAATATCTTGACTAGGTGCAGGACCTGGACGATAAGGATTGTTGACGCTAGCAAATAGTTCTTGACGTTTAGCGTTGCCAGTTTTGCGAGCTTGATCAACAGCACGTTTAGAGGCGATATTAGAACGGTTAAGGTTTGTAATTAAACCAGCACGTTGCCGTCCGATTTCTCTTGCAAGATTTTTGCCGCGACTACGTGCACGACCGCCTTCATTGACAACTGTGTCGCCAAGTAATTTTGTCACAAGATCTTGATCAGCATAAATATACTGATTGATCCTATCATCACGGGCTAGCTGTTCTTCATTTACAAACTCAGAAAACTCAGTTGCAACTGCTTCTGAGTCACGTTTAAATTGTAGTTTTGCAGTATTGTATTCAGCTACACCTTGCAGTGAGTCGAGTTCATACTGACGGTTTCTTTGATTAGCTTTGTTGGCAATAGCTCGGTTTTGAGCAGCAGCTTGTTCAGAAGCACTTTGGTACTGACCGACAGCACCTAACGCTCCAGAAGCTGCGCTAATCCCTCCTATCACTAAAGGATCGCACACGGCAAAATTCTATAAAGGTTAAATTGTTAGGTCCATAAGGAAACTCCCGAAGGAATTTAAAACCTAGAAATTTGAGAAGCTTTAGATGGGTGGTGTTCCGCTTATCAACTATGTTCCAAAGAAGTTCTTCGGATCGACCTTCTACATAGCGTTTCGCTTCTCTAGCGAAAGTAATTGGGTATTTATGTATAGCAGGAGTACAGAGCATCCATATAGCTCCTTCAGGGTTTACCCCTGCACATCCAGCAAGCTCACCGTTTGGCACAGTAAAGTAAACAGAGTCACCATACTTAGCACCTAGTGGCAGGCTGCGTTTAGGGTCATGTCCATGACCTTCCACAACCTCTTTATAGTCTTCTGGAAGAAGGTTACAGGCCACCTCATAGGCAGCCTGCATAGTAATTGGATGGATGTACTTAGACACGCTTGTGATGCATGGGGGTGTAATCACCCTCCCAAGTCATCGAATGGAACGACGCAGGTCCGGGGTGAAAGGACTTAAGTGTAATGTTACAGTTTTTATTACGCTCATACACAGGCACTTGCTGTGTTTTTTCAGACACAAACGTAGCTTCGTCTGCATCGTAGTGATCCATAGGAGTAGCATCGTACTGTGTGGTTACAGTAGATTTACCTAATCGTTTTAGATCTACATCAATCTGTCCTACAGGACCAAACCTCATGTTAACACGTTGGATGGTTAGGGCTGCAGTAAGGTCAGAAGTAGTTTGTTCTCCTGCTTTTTGTTTAACAAAGATACGGGGCAGGTCTACTTTCATTTCGTACATCCAACCAACCACAACTGTATCACCACCAAAGTCTCCAAGGAATTTGTAGGAAGGTGCGCTGCGTTGTGTAGTGTCTTCAATAAAAACCTCACCAGTTGTCAGATTGACAGCAGCCAATGATGTGCCGACACCAGATCCTGCAGATGTAAATGATACTTCTGTATGGGTTCCGTTGTAAGAACCAGCAGTCAGCGATTTAGACGAATCTAAATGGACACGGTACTTAATAGTATCACCGTAAAAGTCATCACCATTTGCTTCTCTAGCAGTATCGATTTCTTGCAGAGGAATCTTCAAAAGATTGTAATCAGTATCCTGTATGATATACAGCTCGTCATCAAGCACAAACAATTTCTTAACATTGTAAGGCAGGCTCCACTTAAACCAAGCTGACTGAACACGCCGGTCACCTGTGTTAAAATAACGGTAACCAAAAATATCTTTTTCACCACCTTTAGCTAAGAAAACAGTATTGTTTTCACGACTATTAGTGATGGTAGTTAAGTCTGTAGGAAGCAGCCTAGGTACAACCTTTGTCTGCTCAATCATATTAGGCTCACCTTCTCTACGTATATCAAACATCTCAAAGAATCTGCCATTACGTCCGGCACTATCTATAAATGCAATAGTAGTACCCAAAGAAATAGGATCTGTTTGAGGACTATATCTATACGTAGAAATGTTAGACACCTTTCCAGTGTCGGGAGTCAGCGCATCACTATCAGTGTGCAGCAAGAACTGTTGAGTTTCAGCAAACACAACCAAACCAGTATTAGTTTCGATTGCATTTTTAAGAAGAGTAGGCTGTGTTGAGCTTGCTTGAATGTCAATAGGATCTGAACCACCAATGACTAGAGCAGATTCTTGAAAGAAATTGCCAGGCTCGCCTGCACGGCTGAGGATAATGTTATCTTCGCAAAGGAAACCGAGCCTATTTCTGTGGAAAAATGTTTGAGAAATCTTTCTGCCTTGGTTAGCTGCAACATCTACCATCAAAGATGGAAATGGATTGGTTTGTTGATCACCAACTTCTCGACTTGCCCATGTATAAGTGCCTACAGTAAAGGAACCGTTCGACTGTCTTTGGATAATATAAGGAAGTGTGCTAGCATCAAATGTAGTATACACACCAGGACCAACAGTTTCTTCCCATCGCCCAGGACCGTTACCGTTATTGTCTCCTACAAATTTGAGGTAGTAATCATCCTCTTGGGAGTCACTGCTGCTAACAACTTTGACTACCATATTATGTCTGCATTGACGTGGCAGCTCAGTAGGATCGTTTACTTCAGTAGGTGTGATCCTCCAAAGATCAGGCTGCATTGTCGTAACAACAAACGGGTTACTGCTAGACAGAAACAAGCCGTTGCCAATCTTATCTACGGTTACACCTAAACTAGAAGAGGTAGCTTTACTTAAGATAACGTCAGGAGAGATAGTAGCGTTAGCGTCAAATGTAGTAGGACCAGGACGGAAAGATCCAAGATCAGCTTTTACATTGATCTGTTGGATTTCTACGATGTTGATGCCGTAGTTAACACCGTGCATCTGGACAAAACAGTTACTGTCTGAAGTGCTGTAACCACGTCCACCATGAAGAATTTCAATCTGTTTGTTATAAACACCGACATAATCATCACCATTGATATCACCCAAAACGTCTGGTGAAACAGCGACTTGACCAGTAACCGTCAACCTAACAACCATGCCGCTTCCAGATCCACCAGTAACCGGCAGTACCTCAGACCCTTGATATTGAAGAGATGGGTCAATACCTTGATAGGAAGTTGTAGAACCGGCAGATCCACGTAAAATTGTAGGATATGTAACAGCTTTTAGTGTGGCTTGAATAACGCGACCACGACCGCTACCATCTAAAGCACTTTCTGTAGCACTAGGTGTAGCTACATCAAAGCTATATTCTCTACCGTGGGCAACTTGCCGTAGCTCAACAAACACTTGGTGTGCTGGACTTCTGCTACCAGATTGAGCATTTGTACGTTTTACCTCTTTAGTCGTGTTGGTTACAAACGTAGTGTCAGCAACAGTAAGGAATTTAATATCTTCATCAGATGTGTGTGCAAGATAAGGGATTGCGCCACCACTAGGATGGTGGGGATTGCCATCTGTATCCCAGATCTTAACCGTGCCGTCTCTTTGAATTTGACCGACGTAAGCTCCTTCGCTTCTATCACGATAGTAGCTAAACCAAGTACCAGCAGATGCACCAGACAGTGCACTGATAAACCTGCTGCCAGGACGCTTTACCAAACCATCCGTGATGTCAGGTACACCGTTAACCAGATCTTTCACCTGCCCTGGTAGTACCAGCTCATCAGGTTGTTGTGAGATACCTCCAGTAAAACTAGGGATAGTTTGTGTAATGCTTGTCATGAGCGCCTAAGTGCGTGATGAGGTTGATATGCTCTGTAAGTTGTGCCATCAGGCCAGCCCATAAAGTTATGGTCGCCTTGTTCACATTCGTATTCAAGACAGGCAGCACGAGCTTGTGCTTCCTGAGTACCAAGCAACTGGACTAGCTGAGGGTTAGCAACCAGTTGTGTAGCTGCACGTCCTGCAGCACGGTAGATAACGTAACGACGGAAGACAGGCGGAAGATCTTCAAACGCATACAGCGTTACAACGTCAAGTTCTACGTCATTTTCAAATTCATCTGTGTGTTCTACTTTGTTGTACAGTCTACCACTACGTGTAACCACGTTGAGTCTGCGATCATTCTGATTGTCATGAATGTCATAACGTAGTACGTTAGGTGGTACTACAATATGTTTGTTAGTATCAGGAGAAAGCTTTACATGCAGTTCAGTGTTGAACTCCCAACCTTCGTTTTGTACATCTATATTTACTTCAGTAAGAAGATTGTAGATAAAAGAAATCTCTGGGTTTGTAAAATCAAGAGAGGTAACTGGAGACTGACCGATACTCCCCAGGATTGAGTTAACTGCGGATAGTTCGGTATCGAGTGTTGTCGTAGAGGGAGTAGTCATATAAATAAAAAAAAGGGACTCCGAAGAGTCCCCGAATAAGAATCAGAATGCAGCAGCACCAGAGGTAGCCACAGCACCGTTGGTAACGGTAGGAGCAACGTCACACACGAACTCCACAGCGGCTGCGGGGTTCAGGTAGTCAGCGCCCATAGCGAGGCGTCCGACGATCAGGTCGCCCTGATACATCACAGACACGTCGTTACTGGTCACTTGGACTTGAGGTCCGATAGCTTCCACAACACCTGCAGCTT